TAGAATTGTCGCCATTGTCAAGAATACCAACACAGTCACGTCTTGTCTGACAAAGTGTACTGATTGCAGTTTTTACATCTGATGGATAACCGCAATCAAATACCATTGAGAAGTAAGTATTTTCATTGTCGAGTACGTTATCGTCAATGATACCACTATAGGCTTGGTTCAGTAATTGTGTAGCTTCTGCAGAATCTAATGATCCGTCAGCTTGTAATAGATCACCATCACTACCTTTTCTCATTGGCACAGGATCAGCATTTGTGAATGCTGCGGCAACAGATCCGTATGATTTCTTAATACGATACTCAATTTGAGAAGCATCATCGAAATCAGTTACGTTACCATTCCATGAATTAGTTGATAATGAAACTTCTGAATAAACAGAAACTTCTTCACTATCAATACCGCCTGCAAGACCCATCCAACCCCAGATTTCAACTCCTCTTGCATCCTTAGCAACAACAACATATTCTCCTGTTCCTGTTCCTTCCCAGTCAGCAAAGTTTTGTTTGATATCTGTGATAGTTGCAGAACCAGCTGTAGTAACAGCAGTGACATTTGTATCAATGTCTTTATCATAGAATCTAATATTTTCATCATATCCAGCAGATAGACGATCCGTATCTTGATCAATCCACATCTCTGCCCTTAACACCGCTGAATATGTGTTTAGCACATCGACAATCCAGATTGATTCCCCCGCTGTGTCTCGAGCAAATTGCTCAAATGAAACTCCAAAGGATTCAATAATTGCATCTTGTCCATCTGTTTGTCTCTCGTAGATGTCGATGATATACTGATCCCAGAGGGTTGGGTTAGACACTTCTGTAAGTCTGATTCCTAATTTGTTATACCATTGACCTCTTCCGATTGGATACAAGAAACAAATTGGATATGCAGTACCATCTTGCTGTAGATTGGTTTGAAGTTCATCTGTGTCATTCATTCCTTCTACAAATGTAATTTGGTATCCTGCAGTTGAGTCGCCTGGTGCAACTGTGGCATCGATCCTAATGTTTGAATACGTAGCATTATCAGGAAGAGTTCTCATGAAATATAAAGATCCCGATTCTCCTAAATAGTTGTACGCACAATAAGGACCTTGTCCATAATTTTTACCATACGTCGAAATGTTTGGCTCTCCAAACTCTGAAATAAAATCAGATCTTGAACCAACGAACTTTAAAACGTTGTCTTCCCCCTTTTCGGTAAGGGCGGCAATAAAGCCGATAGTGGAAGGTACTGCTTGGACGAATTGCGAAAGGTCAATAATTTTGCTGAATACGCCCGGAGATACATTAGCAGCCATATCAGTTTCCTCCTAGTTAATTTTTCTAGTGTATAGTGTAATAATCTCTATAATTCTTTATTTTCCTTTCTCTCCAGGTCTATAGTATAAAATCATTTTCAAGAGTCTAAAATCCTTTTGTAATTAGACGTATAAGAACCAAGAAAAGATCAGTCTTCGATCAGCTGTTTTAACAATGGACGGGAATGTAACTCTTGAAAAAATTGTATAATTTCTAGGGTCCTGTCCTCCCAAGGCGGATTGACATGTAAATAAACCTGCCTCGCTTAACTGTTTATCGTTAGCATATGTAACTCCCGCTGTAGTAACAATTTTGATAACTAACCATTTATCGTCATTAAGTGCATCTTGTTCAAATTCAATTGAATCAAATGGAATCTTGTAATAACCCGTTTCTGGATGTTCAGCATCTGGGATTAAATAATAATCAGAAGCAGACGAATCTGATGCGGTTATCATAACTTGAGAATTTAAATTTGTATCTGTTAATGTTGGAGGTGCTGGATTCAATGGGTCACCTGGAATGACACCACCATCTCCAAGACCAAACCAACTAATAAACTCATCTTTGTCTGAAGTAACATTTGAATTATCAAAATTAACTATTCTTTGCGCCAACCATTCTCTACCAATATAAAGAACTAGATTGTGTTTTCCAACTAGTTTCTTATTACCAGATTCATCCACCTCATAGATTTCCACATAACCTTGTGGATTTCCGAGTTTGTTTCTTGACGGTTTACCAACTGAATCATTTAAACAGTTGTCGCCATAAAAATCCCTTGCGACAATCTCTATTGTCTCGATTTTCTTATCCATGTTTTGGTTTCCTTCTAAAGGTGGTATACTTTATATTTTGTTCTAATTATTGAGTAGGTTTGGTACTATATATATTAATAAGTGAAGAATGATACAAATCTTTAAATCGGGGGAAAACAATGTTTAAATTATATAGAGAAGATTTAATTGAAGAGAATCCAAAAGTATTGGGAATTTATTTCTCACAAGTTGCGGCTCACGAAGCAGCAGAAGGTATGGTAGACATTACTAAATTCAAATTGACCAACATGAATGGTAAAAAAGCAATGTTTGCTTATCGTGTGACAAAAGGATGTCCGTATATTAAATGGAGAATGAAAAATATTTAACGTAAAATAGGGTACCAGGGAGTGAAAACCTACATATTAGTTTTCACTCAAGTACCTGGTGGCCTCTATTTACACTCGCACGATTTTTTGTTTATTCTAAGAATGTTCCACAAGAAGGACAAAATTTAAAATTAGATTTAGATTTTGTCCCACAAGATGAACACACAAGTTTAGTTGATACTGTTACTGGTTGTTGTATTTGAGAACCAGTTCCATTCAAACCCTTGAGTTGAATTGTAATAACTTGAGATTGTTCTAATTCTCCAATAGCTCCATATCTAAATGATTGGTTACATTCAGATCCTTTGACAGTAATTCCTTCATCGTCAAGAGGTTGACCAAGAGATTCAACTTGAACCATATTGATATTTGGAGCATCAAAACTGCGAGAATTCTCAGCCATTCCTTTAACTTGATCTCCTGAATTTGACATTGTAAAATTATCGCCTGCTGATCCGTATTTAACAGTTGAGTCTCCAGTGAACCAATTATTATGATTCCAATGAAATGGAGGAATTTGGTGATGGTAAACATCGTGATGCTCAGTGATGATTACTTTCTTTCCAATGACAGGATCAGGTTTCTCAAATGCAAATTCAACTCGAATTAATCCATCGTCAACTCTATCGCCTCTATGAGCTTGAATCTCTTTTGTTTTGTGAATGAATCTAAAATGATTTCTAACAATCGAACCGCTAAGAAATCCTTGAAGTTCAGTACTAGAATTTGAATCAAGAATTAGAGAACTGTAGTCGAGAACATCCTGTCCGTCGATACTGACCTTTGCTGATGCTCTTCTTGAGTTGAGGTTTTTGAGAAGAAGTGTGTATTCACTTCCATAAGGTAGGCGAACTTCTCCATGAGTGACTCTGAGGATGTGCCCCTCACATTTTACTTCTACTACGAAATTGTCTTTATACGTCATGATAGTATCTCCTTTTTCAGGTCACAGACTAAGACCTCGTTTTTGTATTTAAAGTCTGTTGGTTTATATCGTGCGAGAGTTTCATTTAATTTGTTCTTACTATATATATTAATAAGTGAAAGAATACAACTAACCATTTTTACTATAGGAGGGTACCACTCATGGATGAAAAATTCGTTCTTGAAAATGAGGATTTGTCAACATTCGATTCAGGAGAAATAGTATCGGTTAACGGTCGGGACAACATGGATGAGATCAAAGCAAGATACCCCAAATTGGAAATCATCATTGGGAAAGCAACTCCTGAAGACAAACCGGTCAGACTGAACTTGCTTCAAATGGAATATGAAAGGGCACAGATATTCGACGCAGCCACCGATTCCATCTTGGGAAAACGAATTGATAGATTGGAAAAGGATCAGCCATTCCCATTCTCCGCAGTTACATTTATATTGGGCGCCATGCTTTCAGCATCGGTCTGGCTTTACTTCGGAAAAGTGTTTTATTAATAAGATTGAAGAAGCGGTATGATACCATTTGATATTGAATTATTCAATGTCCTGGTATCATACTTAATCTTCATAAAGAAAGTGGGGAGCTAAGCCTGTGGGGATTCTTGGGTCGAGTCGCCTGAGGCCCGTTCCAGGAAAGCGATGACTCACCCCACTTTCTTTTTTTGCCTGCTATATCGTTTTGCCGTAATATTTACCATTGAACATAAATGATCCTTCGATTATGATAATGGTATATAGATTGAAGAAACCTGTGGCAGGCAAATGCTCTACAATTCCAAAACCGTTAACCCAATGGGTAGGAGCATTTTTCTTATAGTCCGGCTCAATATTACATAAACATGGAAGAGATGTTGCCATATGATATCCCCTTGAATCAACAGGTGAAATCTTTGTAAACATCTGCGGATTGTGAACATGGGCATATGCAATATTACCTTCAAATTCTTCTGCATGTTTTTTAGCATGATACATACCCCAATATCGTCCATGAATAATCATTAATTTTCCAACCCTATGAACTCCATTGAAAGGAATAACCTTATACCCTCTATCATATAAGTTCAAATTAGTTTCGATGTCTAACATTCCTTCAAGTTCAGGACGTTCATCGACATATGTTTTTATGCGATATTCATGATTTCCAATCATAAAAGTTCTTCGTATATCAGGTCTAGTCAAGTTTTCATGAACATTCAATATTTCCTTATTAAAATTATTATAATCTTTTATTAATCTTTGACCTTCTTTCAATAGAGGACGATTGCGATTCCAAAATGAAATACAATCAAGAGATAATTGATCTCCCATATAGACCAACTCATCCGGATCATAATCAAAAATAAATTCATTCACAACTTCCATAGTTCTTTTATCACAGAAAGGATGATGAATATCTGGTAATAATACAGTCTTCTGAACTTGCCATGCAGTATCATCTAAATCTGTTTTTGCTTTGGTTCTTGTAATATATGTACCTGCATATTTAAGAACAGTCTTTTCTGAACATCCAACAATCTTAGCAATCTCTCTATTTGTTAGAGCAGTTGTCTCTGCTAGTTTCAATATCTCTGAACTATACTGACTCGATTGTGCCATAATACAATTTCTCCTAAAAAATAGTTAATTTAAGAAAGGCATTTATATTATGTTCTCAAAAATAAAGTTATTGACCGAAAAAACGCTGAGATAATAAAAGGTTACAAGATTTGAACGAAGGAATGGTTAGAAACTGTGGGGGGGTTATAGTCGGATTCTGAAGCCGTCTTCTTGCAGGATGTAATCTAGATTAAACGGATCAGCACTTTCTTGTTGTAGAAATGCAAGATCATCAATTATTTCGATTTGAACAAGATCAAAACCGTGAGTACAATCAAAGATACCTTGTGTACCTTCAACATACACATAAGATGTTCCATCTAACGCAGGCACACCATCAAAGTTTTCAAAACCACCTGATTGATAGTATTTATATTCTTCTGCTATGAGAGTTGCATCAAGAGGTTGAGACCACATTAACGCATAATTAGGTGAATCTATTGGACTATCAAATTTTACCCTGAATCCATCAATGGCTTTATCAACTACAACAAAAGGAATGATTGATGAAGTTGAATCAACTGTATTTAATAGCGTAAGACTTACACCATAACTATCATTGACTTCAAATTGACTACCAGGAAATGCAACGAACACTTCAGTCCAACCAGGCATAAGAGGTTCGACCCCTTGTTGAGCATGAGAAATTAAAATCCAATTTAGATAATAATTATTACTATCTATATCACCTGAGAATTTAACTGTAAAATGAGTTGATGTCCTTTCTACAATTGAATAAAAGTAAAATGATGGGTTTGCATCTACAGTATTTTCGAGACTCAAAGCAACTGTATATGCTGTACTGTCAATTGTTTCCGGTGGAGTAACAGCTATGGTTATACGATTGGTTCCGTCAGGAACATGTTCAATTCCTGAAAGAGTTGCATCGTCACTGTGATCATATGAAATTGAATAAAATTCAGAATCCATAACATCTGAAAATTTTGCCGTAAATGATCCAGGAGATTTATCTGTAATAACATGCCCATATGTTGACACATTAGAATCCGGATCATCGTCATTAAACATATTTATAGTTAAAGCATACCCGGGTAATGGTATAGTTCTGAATGTACCACTAACAATATCCGACCCATCATCAATGTTTGCAATATCAAATTCCATCGGAACATAATTAATTAATTCAGATGTAACAATTGGCGCAAAAGGAGCACCTAAATTACTTGCGTCATATACATCACCATAATATGCAGGACATCTTAAAGCAGTATGAATATCATCTTGAATTTCAATGAATAGTTCCTGTGGCATATCAGTAACAGCACCAATATCATGCCACGAACCACAATCATATGTTTCTCTTGAATAGAAAAGATTTGTAGATGTTGAATCAATACACACTGGAGTCGTTGAATCAATACCTTGATTTGTACAACATGGCATACTATCACCAGTAACAAAATCATGTATATCTTGCTCAACATCAAAAGAAAAACTATCTTCCACAATAATTGAATTGAATAGTCTATTTCTAAATTGAATAGTCTCAAGAGGAACTAATCTAGCTCTATATGGTTTCCAAAAATCAATCACATCTGATAGTGTAGCAAAGAATGAATCAAGACCGAATAGAATATAGCTCATATTAATAAAGCCATAACTAATATTGTTTCTTACCCATTCTCCAAGATCTCTAAGTAACGTACCCAATACAGTAATGTTATCCGCCGCAAGACCATCAAGTTGTGTTTTCACAGATGGATTAAGTATAGCTAAAACATCTCCGGCGTCTTCATGTGCTCGTAAGAAATTTTCATTAATAGCTCTTGAAAATGTTTCTACATAGAGGTCCCATCTAGCTCTCCATTCTGCTCTACTTGTAGCCTTCACCCCTGTTATTTCCGCAAACTCATCCATAATATCTGCTGCATCAACACTGGTTCCATCATAACAAACAAAACGCTTAGAATCAGGTTTTTCTCCAACAGTAAACTCTTTGTTAAATGTATAAATGGTTGATAAATAAAGAGTTAACATTGATACGGTTTCGCCAAGAATGGTTATCACTGCATCTTGAGGAAGAACAGCAATAGTACCCTCATCTGGTTGTCCTGCATCATCCCATGTTTCATGTTGATCCTGAACTCGGCGTACTAAGATACCGGTTGCAGCATCTGTAGCTTCCTCGTCAAACAATGGTTTAACTGAAAAGTATGGAGATTGAGATGGAAAGTTTATAATGTTTTGATTGTATAGATTTCTTATTTGTGCTTCTGTTTGTAGCCAATGTGGATCACTATCAGTTAAGAATCTAAATGGTAGATATATTGGAGATTTATCCCCAGTTGTACCGGCTACAACTTTACCTTTGAAAACTAAATCAGACAGATTTTTAGATTCTCGTTCTTCAAATTGTAATTGCAATTCATAAACATCAACATCAGTAATTCCATAATATTGAAGAACTTCAACTAATGCTTGAGGTGTACCTTTTCTTTTATAAAGGTTTACAAGATCAAGGAAAAACTCTGGCTTACCAGAAGGGGCTTCGTTGTTTGTCGGATCCCTTAAAATGGATGATAAATCATATCCAAAGCTTCTAAACAATTCATCTAATTGATCATTTGGAAGTTGATAAGGATCTGAAACATTGGCTTGAAAAGTTGTGAGAGTTCGATGAGTTGCATACCAATCTCGGAGAAAGTTCTTTGTTCTTTCCCAGTCTGGAGAATTATACGCAATTTGATCAATAACGATATCCATTAGTCTCTGAGAAGTTGTTCTTTCGTTCTTAGCTATAGCTTTAACAGCTTCCGTAAGATCTGTGGTTTCGCCTTGAATCTCTCTGAGTATTTCCCAGAATGCAGCCAAGTCAATACTATTTGCCATCGTCTCTCCTTATTAAGTAGTAGGGCAATTGTATAATAAATCAGGTCTTCGTTCTATCATAAAACAAAAATATTGATCAATAAGATATGATTCATAACATGTTTCAAGAAGCCCACCTGTTGTTATGATCTGATCATTGTTGTACTCTTCAAATCTGCCATATAATTTTAAGGTTAAATACAAGTATATCATCTTAGATAACTCTGTTGTGAGCGCGTCTAAGCTCGCATAAAGGATGTATATTCCGGCCGTTGCATCACCAATGAAACTTACAGAAGTTGAATCAATAACTGTTAATGCAGTCCCGTCATTTCTGTATGCTAATAAAGCATCCAATGTTGCAAAGTCATCTGCTTGTAAATTAAAAATGTTTGAACCGTCAGGATCTAATTTCAAATACACAGCATATCCCGGATAAACTTGAAGTCGAGTAGCCGCAACTCTTGGTATACAAAATGCATTTGTTTCAGCAAGATAATTATACTCATAATCTGATTGCATGTATTCGTCATTAAATAACATACAAATAAATGAGTTTAATCCAAGGTATTCTACCGGAATATTTACAGGAGGGGGAACTCGATATTTGTTAATCTTCGAGTTAACTACGAAGTTGTGGAACCAATGTTGCAACTCTGGCACCAATGAATAGGATGTTAAGGCTGTAGCCATTCATTACTCCCTCACGTCTGTTTGAATTAGATCAGCAGTACTCATCATATCAAGCATGTGAGTAAAAAGTGTCTCTGGATTATAATCGCTAAATGTAAAGGGTTTATCCTTTGGAACATCTGTGCTCCACTGTCCAGAGTGAAATCTGATCGCTTCTTCCATGACAAAGAATTGTTCCTCAGATAAAATCTTTTGGAATGTCTCTTTGTTTTGTGAAACCATATCCGCAGCATTCTTATCATGCGCTTTATCTGTATGTTTTCTGGTTCCTAATTCTCCATATTTCAAAGAGTCATGAAGCGCCACAGCAAATAAAAGTTTATCAGCATCTGTTGTTTTTGTAGTAATATTAAACATTCTAAACAGTTTAACTGTTGAAAACAACATATGATAAACGTGCTCAGCTTGGACCGGAACATCGCCGTTATGTTTTTTATGATATTTACCGGTCGATGAAGTTGGTTTTGTCCAAGCGTCAGGCAATCTTGAGTGTATTCCTTTCCAGAGTTTAAATGCCTTCTCTGTCATATTATTCTCTAATAAATTAATAGCCTTTTCTTTATAGTCCATCAAACATTCCTTTCTATTTCTTTTTTGTATTACCATTTTTAAAAACTTCCCATCTATATGAAGTCCATTTGGTAATTGGAATAACCAATTCATTTCCTGATTCTATCAATCTTACATAAATAAAACGCCACGAATAGTGGATTATATACCCAATGTCACCATCTATTTTTACTTTTACATTCTTTCCCAAATCTTTATTTGCTCGAAACATAAAATAAGAAGCAAAATTTTCAAAGTATCTCTTTAGTATCAAAGCTAAAATCGCAACAACTGAAAACTTTAATAATATTATCCATGGAACTCCGCTAATTGTTTCAAGTAGTAGATCTTCCATTAGTCGGGCAACCCCCTGGTATCATATCCCAATCCTTCTAAGTATGTTTTATATCCCTGTTTCCTTTCACCCGTCAAATCCATATAGTTATTATATAGTTCGGGGGGTACTGGTTTTTTATAAATTTGATTTGGTACTGTTATTTCCTTTGGTGCTATAATCATTTGCTGTCTGGTTAACAATTCTTTGATTGCAAGTTGATTCTGAACAATAGCACCTCTGGTTTCTTTGTTTTCTACTTTAACGCTTTTTAATTCTTCAGCCATTCCATTCCATAAATATCCAACTGGTCCCAAAATAAGTGTTCCGACAATAGTAAAAACCAAGGCAGCCGTGGCGAGAGGCTGTCTTCTATATATCGGAGGTGGTGGCGGTGGAGTTCTCCATCTATTAAAGATCGACATCTCCGCCTCCTCCTGGTTTGTTACCAGGGTTACCAGGTTTTCTACCTGGTGTTGGTGAACTAGTTATATTTCTATTATTTTTGGCACCTTGTGATTGCAAGTATTTCGACATTGTTCTATCGCCAAACCACCAAGTAACGGAAGATACAGTTAAGTAAATTACAGCGTTTACAACAAGTGTAAATAATTCAACGGCTTGATATGAAGTTAATACTCCAGATCCGGTTGACTTTAGTATAGTATAAGTAATAAATGTTATATAAGTTGTAGCAACAACTAAATACATTGTTAAAGCAGGTCTCATAAGAGTATTCAACCAATCAACAAAAGCAAAGGCCACTGCAATTAATGTTCCAAGAATTTTGTAAATCCACCCAGTCCATTTTGACTGTCTGCCGGCTTCCATGATCATATCAATCCATTTTTCATGGAACAGTTTTTCTGATCCGACCTTTTGAGAAGTTGTAAATGCAGCTGCATCAGCCAACTCAATCTCTCCCTCAATTCTTGATTTAGTCACCTCAATTTGCATTTGAGATTCTTGAATCATCGCTTGAGTTTCAAGACTCACCATTTTCTCTTTGTGAGTATATTCCATTTTGGCATTCTTGTATTTGAACCAGGTGGTAAAGGCGTTACCAATTAAACCTGTTACACCACCCAGTATAATATCTAATCCTGGTATCATTTCTCTTTTCTCCTATTTATATTTCAACTATTTTATTTACAATTCCTCTCCTTCCAGAATCGTTTGTAATTATTTCAAACACATTTAAAGGTTTTGCATAATACGCATAGTGATTAGCTACTTTATTTGTAGAAGCTGGAGCCCAATCACCGCCTTGATTGTCTGTATATGAAATTTCAAATATAATATCCTTAACAGGGTCCCAGTAATATTCATTTGCGGCTAGTACCTCATCAACTCCTGCTGATATTGTAAAACTACCAACCTGAAAAACTGGGTCTGTATCAAATTCATAGACCTCTCCTGCCATGTTTCTATTTCCCATAATAAAAGCTAATACTGAAAGGTCCAGTGTGGGATGTGATTGTAAAGTAATTTCAAGATCATGATACCCCGCGGCCGGACCATTAAATTCAGAAAAAGGAACCATTAATCGTACAGTTGTTCCTGTTGGTAATCCAGGTGGATCTTCTGGCCAAGGATCTTCACTGACTGCACAATCCAAATTAGTTATTGGTCCATAAACCTCTGTCCCCAAATTAACACTCGCCGGACAACTTGGTGTTATTTTCTTTACTGCAAATCCAATTATTCCTGGCATTAGAAAGCCTCCTGAACCCTTATATTATAATAGTCACTAAGATCGTGTCCCCCAAAAATAAACCTCGGAAAGTTGTGTATAACTAACATCGCCGTTATTATCGGTGATATCAATTTTGAACCATCTGTATTCTCCTCCAGCAGACATTACAAAATTTCTAATTTCTCCACTTCCCCATCCGGTTTCATTCCCAGAAGTGTATAGTATATCGTAACCAACATCGTCCAGACTGCCTTGTACAGTGAAATTTTTAGGCATTCTATTTGGTTCAGGAACAATGTTAGCAGCTATATCTAAATTATCTAGCACAGCCAAATTGCCGGCACCTAAATCTACTTTCCACCAGCCAGAAGACCCTGCTGCGAGAAAATAATACTGAGCGGTCAAATCTCCTTCACACGCTCTCCATCCATAAAAAGAGGAGTAAGACGCCGAAGTATAGATATGCATATCATCGTAAACGAAACCTTCCCAGCTATGACCTAATAAATCTACAGGTACAGCTGCCGGTGGTGTTTTTTTTACTACATAAAATGTTCCGCCTGGCATTAGAAAGCCTCCTGAATCCTTAAATTAAATGGTTCATACTCCATATACTCAGTGAACGCCCGAATCGTTATCTTTGAATTTAATACTGCAACCTGTCCGCCCAAATAACCGCTCTTTTTTCCAAGTAAGATACAACCCATTACATGACTCTTAAAACCTTCAGACACATCCCCTGCGTAGTTCCCTGAGTGAATTAATATGTAAGTCCTATTGGGCACTTTACGCACCCAGTAAACTCTCCCATACTTATTTGACAGTCGTATTTCGACATTGTATTCGCCCGGTGGGATGCAGGATATTTGTCTTTGGTTGTCTCTCCAAGGTAATTCAAGTGTTCGACACTTGAAATCACAAGTGACAAGCATACCTTCTGTTCCCTGGTTGCTTCGCCGTAATCTGAATAATTCAACTTGTGTCATTGTTCGATTACCTACTTCTGCTTATATTTTGGTTTTGGTATTTTACAATCACCGCATTTTTTAATTTGAGATTTACGTCTGAGTCTCCACATTAATCTTATGCATCCACGCAGATAGCATCACCTCCGGATTATTTTTTTGACTTCATCAGTTTAACAACTTGACGTAGAACTTCTACTGGTTTTGAAGAACCAGCAGCTACTTCAGCTTGTTCATAAACTAACTGTTGAATCTTGGGATTCTTTGTACCGGCTCTCGCCATATACTCATAGACTCCTTCTTCGGTGATGTTTTTTACATCGA